TTCATCGATCCATGATTGCGGGGTGTAACGAGGGTATCGACGGGGTTGGGGGGAGCTTTAGGGGGAGGGGGGTGGAAGGCGAGGGCAGACAACTTTCATACCCTCGCAAGACGCATGCGAGAGTATCCAGATAGCTAAGACTTTACTACTCTGCGTAGCTCAAGACGGTGGCTTTGAGAACATCGGTAAAGCCATAGATATCATCAAGCGACGCAATCGGATGACGCGTTTCGCTTTTGTCTCTTTCGAAAATTCCAATGTATTTCTGGGCGCGGTTGAAGTGCAGACGGGTGATAGGTTTTCTGTTGCTGTCATCCAGAAGAATCCCGAAATAGCTCTGCGTATCACGATGAGCAATACGCTTTGCGTCCACCACAGTCCTGTCGATAGAGGCGCAACGCTACTACGTTGGGCTGTGAAATAGCTATCGGATTTTGAGGAGTGGTCCGGGATTTTGGAGAAAATCGGAAAGGTCTTACGCGGGAGTCGACGCGGTAAGAGGCTTGCCCTTAACGCACGCTTTGGTTACCTGATCTGCTTGGCGATTATGTTGATTAAAAAACAATTATGGATGATGGAAAGCTGCGCTATGTACTGGTTTTACGCGCAATTAATAGCGGGTGCAGAGCGGAAGGTTTGGCGGACCATATCCGATATTCATCCCAAGTCATCCCCAGATACTCATGCAACTCCATGTCTGCGCCTTCAAGACCCTGATGCCAGTCTGCCACGAACCGGTCGATCTCATCTTCACACACGTCACCATTAAGGTAGAGCTCGAAAAATCTCATTTCAGCCTCTCTTGCTCAACACTGAGATGCCCTCTCAGCGAGGTTTTCAGCTAAAACGAAAAAACCCGCCAAAAGGCGGGTTTTTCGGAGATTCCAAAGGCTGCAAAAGCCACCTTTGAAACCTTGTATGGTGCCGGCACCAGGAGTCGAACCCGGGACCTACTGATTACAAGGAAGATGCTTTTAACCTATAGATCATATAGTTACAGATATTCTTGTTACGTGGCGTATGCCTGAAATGCCTGAAATACCACAGCCCATTAGCCGCTATTACGTGGTTGAAAACGCTAGTTTTTTGTCGGTTATCGCTTTTAGCCGTTGAAGATAGGCGCTGTCATCACAACGGGTCCTCCCGCCCCCCCCCCCCCNCCCCCCCCCCCCCCCACACACACACACAATGTTTCCAGTCATTGAGTGTCTGTGCTAACAATGGGCCATCAATCACAAGGAGCTGAGCTGATGAGTGATCCTAACGGTGAGAATTTTTTACTGGTGATAGCCACCGACCCTAACAGTAGTGAGGCGCGAAAAATCGCGGCCATTAAAGGGCTGGGCGAGCTGGGCAGCCAGGAAGCGCTGGATGCTCTGCTCGAGCTGGGCGCGCAGGCTGGTGACGATCCGGCGACGTTGGCTGCGATTGAGGCTGTCGGGCGCGCCAGTCGAAGCCCGGAGAAGGCGTGACCGGGTTCCCATAACACAGGTCTTATGTTCAATCGATCTCACAAAAAAGCCCGCTCTGGCGGGCTTTTTTTGGCGTCTGCTGGACGCCAGAGGTACCACTGGGCAAAGTGACGGGATAGGGCACAACGAGTCTGCAGCTCCTATTAGCGTGTGTGCTGTCGGGCATCATCCCTTTTTTGAAATACTGATTAGGGATCAATCGAAAGCAACTAGTAGTATCTGATGCTGTTCAATTTTCGACTGAAAACGGTTCCACTGACCAGCATAGCTTTGCCCGTAGATCAGGACGAAAATCTACTAACTCAACGCTACGAAACTCTAAACTCGTTTACGCAATATACATCGTAATTCAAGTTGTTATAGTGATCGATCAAAGCTTTAAGCATCTGTGGGGCTTCACTACGAGATGATTGAAACTCACCAAGATTGGGGTCGAACAACTTGAACCTACTTCCTTCACAAGAACAAGCGATTGCATGGCCTTGAACGCTCGCAAAGCGTAAGCTTAGCAAATGCTTTCTACCTGCCTGAGCCAAATCGTTTGCTAATGTTTGGGCTAATTGCGCACTACCACCTGATGCTCGAGCAGTTTTAGGTTCTCTGCGCAATGAGAAACCTGCATCCTCGATGACAGCGGTGCTAGCCGTGAAAAACGGGGCTTCGTCATCATTTGAAAGTGCCGAGGCTAATGCATTGTCATAAACCTGATGCCTCTGTGCTCCGTTACTTTGCCCTTCTCCATTATGGTCAAGGTGGTCCATGCGCGATTGAGCGTCGCCGCTGTTGCTCATTACAAGCCATTCGGTAGAAAGACCTGCGCAGATATTGTTTCGATTAACATCTCTCGATGCTACTGCAAAATCTTCTAAGTTAACCTGTGTCGTAGAATCATCTTCTAGATTTACATTTGAAGAAGATACGCAGCCTTTGTCACCCAGCATCAGGGCTAGAAACGGATGTATCCCGCGTGTCTTAGGTCTTAAAGCTAAGTCCAAAGGCATCTGTTGATTTGTTTGCGCATGCTCAGGTTGAGGCGCGCTTGATGCCTTTGGAGCATGGTTTTCCTGATGATGCAAAATAGCTATCGATGATGTTGCTATATTTATCTTCATATGTACCTCAGATTGCTTTCGACGTGGCTCCTCGACCAAGAAACTGGCCAAGTACCCTAAAATCGATATGTGGGTGTCCGGATGAGCCATTCGGTTCCATAACATGCAGGCAGGCGCTATTCCTCCCGACATTCCGTCTTACTCAGTCTTCAAAATAGACGGCAGCAACTGATCAATCTCGCTCGTTCGGCGCGTCGGCAAGCGCATGAGAACATCCTTCAGGTACGCATACAGTAGGTCTACGTCCGTGAGGCGTTAACAAGTGGGATGCTGAGATCGTAGACATCCATCATCGCTCCGTCCCTGTGACCGCTCGCCTCTTGCTTATCTGCCCTAGTACCTGCCGTGTCGGTGATGCCCCTACGCTTGAGGTCATGCAGGCCAAATCGCTGCTCGGCCGTAATGGTGCCATCCTCGATGGCCGAGGTGATGAATCGTTGCCATGCTGTGTCCAGGCTGGATTTGCGCAACGGGCCTCCATGGCTGGCCACAATGATGTAGCGTCGATCGGGGCGGATCGGAACGACCGTTGATTTGCTGGCCCACACTTTGGCCCGGTAGGCCTTCGCTCCCTCCCAGGCGGCGCGTAGTCGCGGCGTCCAGCGGACAATGTTGTCCCGGCTGCCCTTGCGCCGGTTGGTCATGATCCCTTCGGCCAACTCATGGGCGTCAGTCAGGGTGATGGTCTCAATGCCCCGCAAACGGCACAGATAGCCGATTTCCATGACGTAGCTCAGGTACTCCGGACAGCCGCCTTTCTCGTTCCTGGCCAAGCGCCCGAACGCGAGGGCACGGTCGACCAGCGCTTCCATGACCAGGTGCTCCGGCAAACGCCGGCGCTTGCGCTCTACAGGCGCTTCGATACCCTGCGCGGGATTGATGTCGAGGTAGCCTCGATTGCGGCCCCACTGCAGCACCCGACGCAGGTAGCGTAGGACGTGCGCTGCTTTGGACGGCGTGCCCTCGTCAGCCAGGCGATCAACAATCCGCTGGATCAATGCCGCCGTGAATTTCTTCACCAGCAGATCCCCCAGCGGTTTGCCCAGCCGTGTCGGGATACCCAGCAGGACGTCCCGCGAATAGCAATAGTCGTTGTGAGTCTTGAGGCTGAGTTTCTTGTAACGATCGCTCAGGTGAAACTGCGCGCAAACGTAACGCAAGGTGCCTTGGTCGACGCCCGAGGTTTGCTCCATGATCTGGTGCAGCTCGGCGAGTGTCACGTCAGCCGGTGCCACATTGCGCCGGCGTTGTTTGCCGGTCTCGTCGTAATGCAGTGTGTACCAGACGCCGGCGTTGCGATGATCAAAGTAAATGGCCGCTGGGATGGCGGCCTGATCGATGTGGGGGGGAATGTGCGGATTGTGCTTCCGCTTACGCGCTTTCCTCATAGGATGTTGGTGTCATAGCGCTCTGAGGTTACGGACTCAATGCCCGCAGCGTGGTTAATAAGATCCAGCGTCGTCCAAGGGCCAGTACGGCCCCGAAACATGCGGATGCCCTGAGTGATCAGCGAGCGCTCGACGTCGGAGCGGCGTTGATAGCCGGTGATGCGCTGCAGGTCCTCAAACGTGAGAACGTTGCTTGTTTGGGTGTTCATGATTGCTCTCTGCGGGAAGCAGCAACCAGGGGAGTTTAGCGCTTCGCCCTGGTGCTAAAAGCCAGAACCTAAAGGCTCAGTTACTGACAGCGGGACGGGCGAGCACCTGAGCGATAACCAGGGCGTCGCTGGCGGTTAGATCGCCCTGGGTGTACGCCAGGTTGGCCAAACTCTCTAGCCGGCTGCGTGCGTTTGGAGATTTGTGAACCAGATAGCCAATCAACGCTGCTCCGATTATTGCAGTGGCCACCGCTCGGCGGCTGGGTTTGAAGCGCGGACGGATACGCAGGTCGCTACGTGTGGTAGCCTTTTGGCTGCCGCTGATGGGTTGTTGTATTTGCAAGATGCTGCTCCTTTCAGTGATGGGTGTCGGGGAGGTACGAACTCCTCGGCGCCCTTTTCAAAACCGGCTTAGCCGGCATTCATTCGGTCGAATCCTTGCGCACCAGGTGAATCACCAGGTCTTCTAGATCGACAAGATCTTCCGTCTCTGACTGCCACTCCAGCACCACTTGGATTTGCTCCCTAGAGCAATCCAGTACAAAGATTTCGTGTTTACCTCGGTTGGCGCGAACCTCCAAAATTTCGATAAGACCGCTAGTCGCATAGGCCTCTGCGAACACCGTTAGGCTTTCCTCACCTAACTGGCTCATTACAGCGTTTAGCCTGCGAATCTGCTTTACGGAGTTGTCCCGAGCGCACTCTGTTATCACTTGAATCTGCATTACGGTTCCTCTCGCTGATGATCAACCGGCCTGGAAAATCCAGCACCGCACGGTTTTTGGTTTATCGGCGGCGTCGATGTCCCATGACGAACAGACGTTTCTGTTCGTCTCGATGAACTTCGGACACTTGCTGGTTTTCAGGTGGCGTTTGAGTTCGGCCAGATCTGGGACTTTCTGCCGTCTGTTGGCGGCAGCTTCGGCAAAGTCGTTCAAGTTGACTGCAATCAGTCCTTCATTGCGGGAGTGGTTGAGCGCACCGGCGTGGCTGTTCAGGTACTCGTAGAGCTCCCAAAACTCAACGACCATCGGATGATCAGCGTTGATTGCCAACTGTCGATCCTTGGCCATGCTCTGTACCTCTGCATGGGCGGCGTCAACCTGGTGTTGCGGCAGCGGCACGACATGCACCAAGGCGTCGACCAGCGCGTGCAACTGCGCGTGATTCTTTGCAATACGTACCGTGCGGATCTCGGGAAGCTGCAGCAGTCGCTGTTCATACAGGGGCACACCCGCCTTGACGGTTTGCATCACCTGCGCTTCCCGGGTCGTTGCCATCAACAGAAAACCGCTCACCTTATCGACCGGCATCTGTTCAAGCTCTTCGACCAGCAGTTTGGTTTTGGCTGTCTGGCCATCCTTGGTCATGCCGACGTGCGCGATCCGCTGCAGTATTGGCTCTGAGGCGTTGACAGCATGGTTTTGGGCAAACACGAAAGCACCCCTAAACGGCGGCTCCCGCGTGTCGTTCCCATTGTTTTTGACGCCGGTCGATCGGACGCTACGACCGTTGTAGGCGGTTTTTAGCTCGTCCCAGTCGTACTGTTTCGTTGCGCTACCATCGGTCTTTTCCCGTTCAGATTCGATCAGCACGACCGGCAGGTTGCCGACCTAGGCGAAGTTACGGGCGCGGGCAACGGGTGTACCCTTCGATGGGTCGAACCCTTCGTAGTCGAGGCGTCCGAGTAGCTTCCACAGGAACTCGATCAACGTGGACTTGCCCGCACCGGCCTCACCGACCACTTCTAGGAACAGGTAGCTCTTCTGGTGCTGCCGGATCTGCTCTGCAAACAACGCGCCCAGCCAGTAAGCCAGAACGACAATCCCCTTGGCCCCAAAGCACTGCCACAGGATGTCGAGCCAACGAGTGGTGAACTTGTTCAGATCGGTATTGATGTTCAGCGTGACGGACTGGCTGAGCGTTTTGATGCTCAGTTTCTCCATGTCGAAGAAGTCCTCTTCGTTCAGCTTGTAGATCTTGCCGTCGCGCACGGCCACGTCGCCGTAGACGTAGGCACCGTGTTCGCGGGTGTAGCCGGTGAAGTCGATCGTCTGCACGGTCTTGAGCGCGTTTGTCTGCTCTTCAATGAATGCGTCCAATTGCTGCGTGGTGCCAGTGAACATTCCGCCTGGCGCGATCCCGAGTAGTCGTTTCTTGAACTCGGCCGACGAGGCTATTTGCGAGCTAGTGAAGGTGTTCTTGATCGGCGCTGCGTCGTGGGCGAACGTTATCCGGAAGTAGTACCAAGACTCGTCCGTAAGCTTGTTTTCCTGGTAGTAGAGGGCCTTTGGATTGCAGGTGGCGATTCGCTGAATCGCGCCACACTGTTGCATGGCTTTAGCGCGACGCTATTTATCGTTCAGCAACTGATCGTCTTGATGCTCGCTGTCCTCGAGGTCTTGCATCGCTCTGTTGAATTTCTCCAGATCGAGCTTGAACCAGTAAAGGCGGTTACCGAACTCCAAATGGAATTCGCTTCGGCGCTTCCAGTCGAACAGAACCAGCGCTTTCTCCGTAGCGTTATCAGCGATCAGAAGGGCACCGTGGTGACGGGCAACTGTGAGGTCTTTCCCAACTTGCTCTGCCCGCTTGTCATCCCCATCTATGGCCCACCAGCGCTGATGTAGATCGTTCCAGTCGACCTTGCGACCGTCCCGCTGGGGTACTTGAGCCGCTTCGCAGACAAAGCCCAGCTCACGCGCCTGACGAACCCAGCGTTTGGTGTACGCGTGGGCGCCAGGCTCATTGTCCAAAGCCCAGACGAGCTTCGGCAGTTTGCCTTCGCGCTCCTTGGCCAGGCGCTTCAACGACTCGTCAGGGAAAGCGTTCGATGACATCGCTGACACTGCTGCCACGCCGTTATGCACCAGCGCGATGGCATCAAAGATTCCTTCGACTATCCAAAGTTCTTTGACGTCCAGCGGCTCGACGGATGGTGGGCACCACCACACACCTTTGTAGCTTTCGCCTGGCTTGAAGCGCGCCTTCATTTTTCCGAACCGGGCAGGGCGATCAATCAGTCGTTCCCAGTAACCGCCTTTATCGAGTGCGAAGCGTACCGTGGCGCTGCCGGCATCATGCTGTGATGAAAAGTAAGTCTCTTGAGTGAACCACCCAGCAATCAGCGACATATTGAAGCTGCGTGCAAACTCCATGTAGGCGCGTGCTGTTGCCGTGGGGGCGCTCTCTGTCGCGGGTGCGCGCTTGCTCCAATCTTCGAACAGGTCGTCGTAAATTTCTTTGACGTGCAATGTGTGGCCACACTTCTCCTGCCGGCCGCAGATCAACTGCCACGGGCTGTCAAAGCGGGTGTAAAGCTCCCTTTTGTTGCACTTGGGGCAAGTGCCGCCGCGCATATAGTTGGTAGATTCGCGGAGCTTCAAGCCGTAGTCGGATTGAATGCGCTGCAGAACGTCGTGGCGTAGATCGTCTCTCATGAATCCTTCACTGCTTTGAGGCTTTGGCTGAGGGCTGCCATAAGGCGTTTTTGCGCTGCCATCACTGGGACGTGGGCGAGAATTGCACCGTGGCGTTGACCGTCCGCCACGAAGCGGAATTGGTCGTCATACCAGTGTTCATTGAGGCTCAAGCGGTACTGCTCACGTAGGGCGTCCAGCAATGCTTTTGCCTCTGCCGGTGGCAGTTGAGTAGTGACAATCACGGCGTCTCCCATCGTGAAACCTCGAATTTGGGCGCAGCTCACCCATACCCACGAGTGTGGGGCAGGCAATTTCTGGGTGGTTTAAGTAGCGGGGGAGACGGGTTTGCCGTGGCCGGCAGCGATCAGATGTTCGTAAATCAAGTGAACAGGTACTGACCAAGCGAGCCCGCGAATGGGGTCACTGATTACTACAGTCATTTCTGCGCTTGCTTGCAGATCTATACGTTGGCGACCGATGACAGCTAGGATGTTGCTATAGGCCTGATACACCAGATGGTTCGCAAGAGACTCTTTAACTTCGAAGCTTTCAACCAGATGATCGATCGTTCGACTAAGCAGTTGGCCCAGATCGCCTAAGTGCTCACCTTGATGGCGCTCAATAAATGCCTGAGCTGCAGCGCGAATGGTCTCTTGATAATCCATATCAGCTGATACGTTGTTCATTTTTCAGTCCCTGATTTAGCGCGGTACAGCTCTATAGCTGCCAGCACTTCCGAATGACGTGCAGCCATGTGCAGGTTGTGTGCGTTTAAGATGTGCTCGGCCTCGGCCTCATTGATGCAGCCGTCTGCGAGTGCCTTGGCAATCTCTTGGTCCACACATCCACGCTTTGCAGCGACATTGACGGACAGCGTGTACATCTCGACGTTGTCATTCGTTTCGGGGTCCGGTACTGGGACAAATAGACCGCCGTACATCGAGGCGACATAGTTGGGTAGGTGCTGGGTATTTGCTTCTTGCTCAAGCTGAAACAACTGCGCGTCTGTCAGTGGCCGACTGTTGTTGTTCTCGTAGGCGTGGTTATCAAACTTCTTCAACGCCAGACCGATCCGAGCTGCAGCGCACTCACGTCCGCCCGGATAACTGCAGATGATTGCACTGACTACTTCACGGCGTGTCTTTAGAACTGGACTTTTCATGTTCTGCTTTTCCCTGCTGGTCCATATGATTACTGTGCGATCACGCCGTTTTTGATACCCAGCAACACCGCGGCGCGATGTGCCTCCCCTCGGCGACCCTTGATCCTTCCATTCAAAAGGTCGCTGACCAGATTTTTGTTCAGTCCGTGTTGTCGGCTGAATTCCGCAATGCTGACCCCCTTGTGATCGAGAGCTGCTCGGGCTTGCTCGGGCGTAACGGTGGCGGGCATGATGTGCACTCTGTTTGTTCGTGGTCGTTTGTGTTGGTCTGTGGTGATTCTTGGTCAAATTATTGATCAAGTCAAGTCTGGTGAATAAAAATATGCACATTGCTGATGGAGTAGGTGAGCGCCTAAAGGAAGAGCGCGAGCGCTTGGGATTGAGCCAAACCGAGTTTGGAACGAGACTCCGAGTTAGTCGTGGGACTCAGAAAAATTACGAGCTTGGTGCAAATTCGTTGGACCTTCGTTACGTTGCGGCCCTTGCGGATCAAGGCGTCGACGCGGGTTATGTGCTTACCGGGCACCGTTCACCTGCTCCTGGACAGGGCTTAAGACCGGATGAAGCAGACCTGGTTGATCAATACCGAAGGCTGCCTATAGATGATCAGAAAACTGTGCGGCGAATCGTGAAGTCGATGGCAGCAGAAGCTGAAGAGGCTTCGAAGTAAAATGTAACGATTCATGTGGCAAGTGTTAGTGCGTTTATCTGCGTTACTTTTAAAGGCTCGATACCTTCGCCTCCAAATGTATTGAATGGAGCCGTAAGTATGTTGGACCGCAATAATCTCCAGTGCCCAAGTCGTGAAGGATCAGGTCATCAATGGCTTGAACTCACAGAGTTAGAGGCGGATCTGATCAAGCTTTACCGCCAGATGTCTGAAAGTGAGCGTAAGCAAATTCGCCGTATCGCTGGCTACTTGGCTAAGCCAGCTGAGGGTGAGTGATCATCTGGCAAGAGATTGAGTGACACATGCTCTATATATCGCCGACTCGTCTGGTCGGCGGTTTATTTTAGGCAACGGCCTGCCTGCCCAGCTGTTCAAACAATTCTTTCTGTTTGTCAGGCGTCAAATCCCGCAGTCGGTCAAACAGCATCACGTCCAGCTGCTGACCGGACGGCCTGAGCGTATGCGAAAACATCAAATTGGCCACCCATGTGTGACCGCACTTTGCATCAAGGCACTGGCAGTACAACTTTACATACGCCCTGGTCACTTCCTCCCGTGAGCTGATTCGTCCCTTGTGCCCACATGTTGTGCAATAAATTCTCATGCTCCCTCCCCAGGGCGTCCAATGGCCATTATTTTGCCATAATTATGTTGGCGTTATCTGTGCTTTCGGTCATATCAAGCCGTTACAGATGTATCCGGTACTGCTTTCCAAGCAAATCGCCTGTCCTCTCGCAACGTTGCATTAGCCTGATCAAACAGCTGGCAGATCGGCCTAATCTCGTTGCTGGTGTAAACGCGATCGATCTTCTCGATGTCGCCGAATCCGCCGCTGTTTTCCGGGATGATCCCGGCCAGTGCAGGGTTCATGCGCCAGGCAGCGATCACGTCATTGCGGGTGATGTTCTTGACCTTCTCCAGTTCGTCCTTGGCCTGGAAGTCACCCACCGGGATGATCTGGATGGCCTTCTCGGAACCGCCCGGAATGTTGACGAACATCGACCGGAAGTTGCCCACGCCCTTGCTGGCCGTGATCTGGGCACGCAGTTCGTTCTCGTCCTTCTCGGTCAGGTTCGGATCGTTGGTGTAGAAGATGTATCCGGCGTGAGCGCCGTTGCTGTAGTAGCGACGACGAAAAAGAGTTGCTGCCTCATTGAGCAACAGCGCCTGCAGGCCGCCCAGATACTCGGGCACGCCATAGATATTCTGTTCCACGTCGTAATTGAGGATGTGCTCGATCTCGTGTGCTTCGAACTCCGTCTCCCGCCCGTTCTGCTCCAGCTGGACGAATCCGCCGTCGACCTTCACCCGCATGTTGATGGCCGGCAAATGAGTCAGCTCCAGGATCTGGCCCAGCATGTTAGGGACACGGTAGAAATACGCCTCGCCAAACACCATGAAGTCGAGCGCCGCCCGACTCATATCGGCCACTGACAAGCCGGCTGAAGGGATGAACTCACGCAGCAGCAAGTTGCGTTTGAACCCTGGAATTGCGCCGTGGTGCGCATTGGCTTTGAGCAGCCTTGCCAACCCCTTGCGCGACACTGGCGGCGTATAGACACGTCCGTCGTCGCTGGCGAACACGCCCAGGTACTGCGCGATGTTGTCGGTCAATACCGATTCCGGCGCACCGAACGTGAACGCGCGCATGGGCCGCTGGGCCGGTTTTTCCTGCTGCAGGGTTTTGGGTTTTGCCATGAGAAGTTGATCCAGTGAGTGCGTAGCTACTGCGCCGCTTTTTGTCGGTGTTGAGGGGTTCGTACTGCAGGGCGTGCATGATTGCCCAGGCCACGTCTGCGTGACCGGTGGCGTCCGTGCGTGAGGCGCTGTAAGTGACCTGGCCGCTGCCGGTGGTGCCACGTTTGATCGTCAGGAACGCCTGGGCGATATCGTTCCAGCCGGCGTCCCACTCGATGCGGCTGCCCTGGATGGTGTCCTGCGCCTTGAGCACCAACAGGTTCTTGGTTTCCAGGCTGTAATGGATCGAGGTGGCACGCGGGTAGAAGTCGCGCACCATGTCGAATACGCCGTAGCCGATGCCGGTCGTATCGATACCGATGTGCTGGACGTTGAAACGCTCTGTCAGCTTCTTGACCTGCTCGGCCTGGTACTTGAATGACTGACCACGCCAGCTGTGCTTTTCCAAGATCCGGAACTTGCCGCCGTTCTCCAGTGGTGGTGCGATGACTACGCACGTCGCGTCGTCGCGTGTCCGGCTCGGGTCATAACCGATCCAGACCGGGCTGTTGCCATACGGCCGTGGGTCATCCGGATCGAAGTCTGCCCACAACGACAGATCCGAATAGCACCGCTCCAGATCTGCCAGGGAAAATGCGCTCTGGCTGCTGTCGATGAACTTGCACATGAACAGCTGCTGGAACTTGTCGTCGTCGTACTCCAGCTGCAGCTGCTCGAGGTCGAACAGATCGCAGCCGCCGGCGATTGCGTCCAGGATGGTGATGACTTTGCGCCACTGACCGTCCGGACACAGCGCGCCGGCAGAGATCTGTTTGTCGCTTGGCCATGGATCCTTGGCAGCCTTGCGTTTGCTGTTGCGGAATTTCTCGCCCTGCCAGAACGGGTAGGCCTGGTGCGAAACGGCGCTGGGCGTGGAGAAGTAGGTTTTGCGCCACTTCTTATGGGTGGCCATGGCGCTGGCGACAGTGTTCAGCTTCTCAAAGTCGCGGATCCAGAAATATTCGTCGACGTACACATGGCCATGGTGACCCTGCGCGGTGCTGCTGTTGGTGCTGAGGAAGCGCAGTTCAGCCCAGGGCTTGCCGTCCTTGCTGAGTACGATCGGGTTGCCGGTCAGCTCCAGGCCGAACCAGGCTTGGGCGAATGCGATGATGTAGCTGCGGAAAATCTCGGACTGGGCGCGACTGGCCGACAGGAACACCTGGTTGTCGCCGGTCAGCACCGCGTCCATGAACGCTTCGCCGGCGAAGTAGTAGGTCAGGCCCACCTGGCGACTTTTGAGGATGTTCCGGATTCTGGCGTTCAGCGGGTTCTGTTTGGCCGCAAACAGCTCTTTCTGGTAGCCGTACATTTTGCTGATGAACTTGTCGAGAAAGTCCACTTCACGCAGCTCGCTGACGTCGTTCTTGACCTTCTTTTCCCGCTTCTTGCCGTCGCGCTTGCCACGCTCCCGACGCTCACCGCGTTCATCGTCACGGCGATGGCCATCGTTGCTCTGTTCATCACGTACCGGCATTGCGGCTGGCTTTGCGCATTGCTTGGCCAGGCGTTCGCGCACAGTCGTCAACCGGTCCAGTTCGTCCAGATCGCCCTTGGTCAGCGAGTCTGCTTTCTCCAGGAGCAAGGTGATTCGCCGGCTGACAGCGGTCAGCGGCTCTTCATCCGTCAGCATGTCTTCCCAGCCACCGACGCGGATCCAGTGGTACACGATCCGGATGTTGGGCAGGTTGAGTTGCGCCTGAATTTCCTTGGCCTTGTGACGGCGCAGAAACAGACGTTTGGCGGCTTCTTTGACTTCGGTTGAGTAGTACATGGGCCGCAGTCTATGCGGCGAAAAGGCGGAAAACGTGCAGCAAAAATCCGCGTATCTCCTATAAATCGAATATCGGAGAAGCGCGAAAGTAAACCGTTTGTTGGAGGCGTTGCAGCTCCCTATCTTGGGGCCTCAACTCACCGATGAGCGCATTTCTTCCATGCCCCGTTCACTTGTCAGCTTCTGGAAACGCGTCGCTACCAGCGGTCCTACCGTCGATGGTCGCGTCATTACGCCCCAGGAACTGCGCGACATCGCCGAGACGTACAGCACCGCCACCTACACGGCCACCATCTGGTCGGAGCATGAGCGCTGGTCAGGTGCTTACGGCACCGTATTTGCCGTACGCCTGCTCGAGGACGTCGAGGGCCTGGCACCTGGTCAGGTCGCACTCGAAGCCCAGTTGAAGCCCAACGACAAGCTGCTGTGGCTCAACGATCAGGGCGAAAAGCTTTTCACCAGTATCGAGATCACCCCGGACTTTGCCACCACCGGCAAGGCTTACCTGACCGGCTTGGCCGTCACCGACTCGCCGGCGAGCCTGGGCACCCAGGAACTCTATTTCTCCCGCAAGACCGGCAAGCCCGTGCATTACGGCGCGGCTGTAGAGATCGGCCCGCTGAAAGAGGAGGAGCCGCAGGGCGATGTAGCCAAGTTATTCAGCTTGTTCACCGGCCTGTTCAAGCGCTTTGGCATTGAAGAGGTGCCCGCCGAAACCACCCCGCAAACCCCTACCGAGAGCAAACCCCCAATGGATGAAGCTACAGCCAAAGCGCTGCAGGCCTTGATCGAACAGCAGCTGATCGTCGCCGCCGGCATTCAGGCGCTGATCGACAGTTTCGCAGAAGCCCCTCCTGAGCCTGACCAGGCTCCGATCGATGACGTGCAGACTGCCGTCGATGGCATCGTGGCCACCGCTGAAGAAGAAAAGCAGTTGAGCCGCAAAGGCCCGACTAATGCCGCCGTTCTGGCCGGCATGACCAAGCTGCAAGCGCAATTCAGCGCCTTGTTGGACAAGCCGGATGGCCGTCACCTGTCGCGCACTACCGGTGCGAATGACCCAAAACCGAAGCGGGTACTCTGACATGGCCCAGTCACTGAGCGCATACGGCGCTAAAATGTTTGCTGCCCTGCAGGTTTCCCTGGCTGAGTCCTATGGCGTCGAGCTGGCCAGCAGGACATTCAGCGTTGAGCCGACGATTGCCCAGGAACTCAACGAGGCGATCACCCACAAGTCGGATTTCCTGCAGCGCATCAACGTCATCGGCGTGACCGAGATCAAGGGGCAGAAGGTGTTCCTGGGCGTGTCCGGTCCTGTGACCGGTCGCACCAACACCAAGACCACTGATCGCGAAGCCAAGGACGCATCGGCGCTCGATGACAGCACTTACGAGCTGTTTTCCACCGAATCCGACGTTAGCCTTCCTTACGCGAAGATCGATGCCTGGGCCAAGTTCCCGGACTTTCAGCAGCGCTATTCCTCTGCCGTGCAGAAGCAGATCGCACTCGACCGCCTGATGATCGGCTTCCATGGCCTCAAAGCCGCCCCGCAGACCAGCATCACCGAATTCCCGATGCTGCAGGACGTGAACAAGGGCTGGCTGCAGATCGCTCGCGAGCAGATCCCTGAGCAGGTACTGAGCCAAGGCCTGGAAGCGGGCAAGGTCAGGCTGGGTGAAGGTGGCGACTATGCCAACCTCGACGCCCTGGTGCATGACACCAAGCAGATGGTGGACGAGCGTGTCCGTGACGGCGGTGATCTGATTGCAATCATCGGCAGCGACCTGCTGGCGGCAGATAAGGCCAAGCTGTACGCCAAGCAAGGCGATGTGCCGACTGAGAAAGAACGCATCGAAGATGCTCAGGTCATCGCGACCTACGGCGGTCTGCCGAGCTTCAGCGTGCCGTTCTTCCCGGTCAACGCCGTGGTGGTCACCAGCTTCGACAACCTGTCGATCTACTTCCAGGACTCCAGCTGGCGCAAGCAGACCGTTGATAACCCGAAGCGCTCCCGCGTCGAGGATTACAACAGCCGTAACGAAGGCTATGTGATCGAGCAGCTGGAAAAGTTCGCCATGACCGAAAACGTCGAACTGGTGAAAGCATGAGCCTGGCACTGGCGCACAAACGCCGCTTGATCGCAGAAGGCCCAGCGGCTGTGATCGCCGGTGCCCCAATGGCTTATTCGGCGGACACCGCGATGTCCAGCCCTGCCAATGCACGCAAGCACTTGAAGTTGATGGAAGACGCGCTGGCGGGCGATCTGGAGCGCATCAGCGCGATCAACAGCCACTCGCTGCGCCAGTTGCTCAAGCGTGACGAGCTGCTGCCCAAGTACCTGGAGTACGTACAGCGGTATCGCGATTCGGAATTGAATTTCCAGAACTCGGTGCTGGTGTACGTCCTGATCTGGCTGTTCGACACAGAGCAGTTCACCCAGGGCCTTGAGCTGGCCGACTTCGCCATGTCACAGGGCCAGGCACTGCCTGAGCGCTTCAATCGCGACATTCCGACCTTCGTTGCAGACGAGGTGATCGATTGGGCCGAGGCGGAATTCAAGGCCAGGCGCAGCCCTGAGCCCTACGTTTCCAACCTTCTGCCCCGTGTCGACGGCGAATGGGAGCTGTTTGAGCGCATCCCGGCTCGCTACCACAAGTTGTTGGGAATGATCGCGCTACACCGCAAGGACTGGCCTATAGCGATTCATCACTTCGAACGGGCCGAACAGCTCTACGAAAGCATTGGCGTAGGGACGCGCCTGGCTGACTGCCGCAAGGCGCTGGCCAAAGCACAAGCCAACGAAAACGCCGGCAACGGCACCGAATAACCGACTACCCCCCCGGCGAGAAACTGTGGATGTGAGCCAACCATTTTATGGCCCTGACCCACTGAAACAGTTTTCCCGCCCCTAATACAAAAAGCCCCGCACTGGGCGGGGCTTTGTGAGGCACAGATGTTTAACGGATCACTGCGAGAGTTTCTCTATCGCCACCTTCCCCTCGGGAAAGGTCGCGGTGACTACCAAACTACTGCCTCCCAGCACATGGACGCATTCCCTCAGTGCTATGACGTATCTGTCAGCGACTTTCAGCGACGCCTTAATCGTTTCCAGATGATCACCTTGGGTTCGCATAAACATAAGCGCCATTACGTTTGCTTGCTCAATCCTTCTATCAAAGAGCTGCTGCTTACGTCTGGCAGCTGTCTGGCGCTCTTTAAGCCGCTCTTTCATAGAAACAACCTTTCCTTGTTCATCGGTCATGTTGAGCAGTCCTCCTTGGCCTGCAGGGAAAGTGTATGAGCTTTTCCGGAAAACCCACGGTGCTGATAGACGAACGGATCGGAAACGATGGTTTCTGGCCCGATCTTTCTGTGGCCGAGTTCCAGAAGGGTTACCGCCTGCCAGCCGAATACCTGGTGGACTTGCTGGTGGCCGATCTGACCATGGCCATGGTCGAGGTCAACACCGACCTGGCCAAGTTAAAAGCGCGCTGGCAGGGCGCTGGCGTGTCCAACGTTGAATCCGCAGACACCACCGTCCTGCCAGAGCGCACCTTTCAAGCGGCCACGTATAAACGTGCCGTGTACAGCCGGGCCAAGGCCAGCCTGTTGACCCAGTTCGCCACCGTTAACCGCCGCGAGAGTGCCGAGAACATCGGCAAAGAACTCCCAGAACGATCGGAAACCTTTCTTGCCTTCAGCCAGGCCGCCGTGCGGTCGCTGCAGGGCCGTGGCCGCATCACGGCGGCGCTGTTGTGATCAAGCTCAAGGCGTTGACCGCCTACCTACTGTCGCGCCAGCTGGTTGCTCCTGAACAGCTCGACAGCTGGACTGACCAGGTGCAGGTCGAGCTGATCTGGAAGCCCGACACCCAGGGCATGCACATGGGCGACATGAACTACGGCGCGACGATCACGATCGAGCGGTTCGCTGATCACCCGGCGCGTCTATTCGCCCTGGTAGGCAGCTGGCTGGAAACCCACGATCAGGACCGTGACGGCCTGCCCAATGTTGTATTCGACGTGACCATGCTCGACAACGACCTGGCCGACGTCGACGTCAAGCTGCAGTTCACCGAAGCCCAGTACCTGGCCGAGGATCTGGCCGGCGAGATCGAGGCTTACGGCAAGACCTGGTCGTTCGTTCCGTTCGAACTTTGGGTTGCCGAGTCAGGCGAGGTGACTAGCCATGGCGCGTAGCACGTTCGATCTGGACATTCGCGGCATGCTCGAAGCTCAGGATCTGCTGGCCCTGATGGAGCTGCCGTTGCCCAAGCGCAAGCGGTTGCTGAACAACGTGGCCAAGCGCGTGCGCAGCCTGAGCCGCCAGCGGATCCGCAACCAGCAGAATCTGGACGGCACGCCGTTTGAGGCCCGCAAAGACACGTCCAAGGGCAAAAAAAAGATGGAAGCGGGGCTGGGCAAGCTGCTCGATGTCACCCGCCTGACCGGGAACGAGGCCGAATTGGGCTGGCGCAACACCCTGACCCGCTGGGTTGCTTCCCAGCAACACCATGGCGTGTCCGAGCGACGTACCGCCGCGCAGATGCGCCAGTGGAACAAAGTCCCTCCGGACACCGCCGCCACTGAAAAGCAGGCCAAGCGCCTGCGCCGTCTGGGTTTCAAAACCCGCCAGGAAGGCAAAAACACCCCAACCCGTCCATCGGTGGCGTGGATCCAGCAACACCTGAACTACGCCAGGGCGGGATTGCTGATCCGTGTCCTGGACGACGAACGAGCCGAATCCACGGGTGCGCAAAGCTGGGACATCAAGCTGCCTGCGCGTCAGTTCCTCGGTGCCAGCGACAGCGAAACCAGTCAGCTGGTGAACCTGGTGCTGCAACAAATCCTTAATTCACCCCGCTAACGAGGCACCGCTTTATGGCACTCGGCAAAGTCAGCGTAAACAATCTCAACCTCGGCCAAGGTGCCGTGACCGAGATCGAACGCTATTTCCTGTTCATCGGTCCCGCTGCCAAGAACGTCGGCAAGCTGGTCCCGCTGGACACCCAAAGCGATCTGGACGTCCAGCTGGGCGTTCCGGACAGCGACCTGAAAACCCAGATTCTGGCAGCACGTAGCAACGGCGGCGATCGCTGGGCCTGCGTGGCTGCTCCGATCGCAGACGACGTCACCTGGCAACAGGCGCTGGAAAGCGCGACCCGCACCTATTCGTTCGAAGCGGTCGTGATCGTCAAGCCGTCGACCACCCAGGCCGAGCTGTCGGCGATGCACGTTGCGGCCACTGACCTGAGCAACAAGCTGGGTCGACGCATCTTCGTGATGGCGGCCACTGCCGGCATCGCGCCGCAGCAGACCTGGAGCGCATACGTCGTCGAGCAGAAAGCCGTTGTCGACGGCCTGGCCGCGCCTCGCGTGTTGCCGGTACCGCAGCTGCACGGCAACAACCTCGGCGTGCTGGCCGGCCGCCTGGCCAACGCTTCGGTAAGCGTGGCTGACACGCCAATGCGCGTAGCGACCGGCGCGATTGTCGGCCTCGGTGCTGAGCCTAAGGACCTGGACGGCGTAACGCTGACGTCAGCAGTGCTCACGCAATTGGACGCAGCGCGCCTGTCGGTACCGCAGACCTATCCGGATTACCCCGGTACCTATTGGGGCGACGGCAACCTGTTGGACACCCCTGCCAGCGACTTTCAGGTGATCGAGAACCTGCGTGTCGTGGACAAGGCTGCGCGCCGCGTCCGAATCCTGCTGATCCGCTACGTGGGCGATCGGACCCTGAACAGCTCGGCCAACAGCATGGCGACCACCACGTCCAAGCTGATGGCCCCGCTGCGCGCGATGGCCAAGTCCACCAAATTTGCCGGCCAGGTGTTTCCAGGCGAGATCGAGCAGCCCAAGGACGGCGACATCGTGCTGACCTGGACGAGCAAAACCTCTGTCGTGGCCTACCTCAAGCTGCGCCCCCTCAACTGCCCGAAAGACCTGACCGCGAATATCGCGCTGGATCTTTCCGTTACGGATTCGGAGTAACCCATGGCCGCAAAAATCGGCGGTAAGAACTTCGACGTGAACATGGGCGATCTGCTCGTGCACGTCGAGGCCGGCACCCTGGACATCACGGACAACAGCACCGTGGCCCAGACCAAGGGCGTGCCCAATGGCCACGTCGACGGCGATGTCGCTGCAGCGGGCGAGCTGGAGCTGGACACCACCAACTTCAATCTGCTGATCGAGCAGGCGAAGGCATCCGGCAGTTTCCGCGAACTGGAGCCGTTTGACATCGTGTTCTTCGCCAAGGCCGGCGAAGAGGAACTGCGCATCGAGGCGTTCGGCTGCAAGGTCCGCGTTTCCAGCCTGCTGAGTATCGATCCCAAGGGCGGCGCGAAGAACACTCACAAGGTGCCATACGACGTCACCAGTCCGGACTTCATCAAGATCAACGGTGTGCCGTACCTGGCTTCCGCTGAGATCGAGGGCCTGACGTAATGGTTTGCCCGTTCGATCGTGCGCAGGCTCTGGAGCAGCGTCAACGCGACCAGGCCATTGCGGCCCAGTTGGCCAAGCCGCGAGCGAGCGGGCCGAGCCTCACCCACTGCCAGGACTGCGGCACGGAAATCCCATCGGCGCGCCAGGCGTTAGGCGGCATGACCCGTTGCGTGCCTTGCCAAACCCTGACCGAAAAAGGAATTCGCTGATGAGCACCAATCAATTTGCTCAAGACACCGCCATCGCGCTGGTAAAGGCATCGCCCGCCATCGGAGTCGCTGCCACGGGTGCGACCGGTGCCGTGGACTGGTCGACAGTGGCCTACATGCTGACCGCTTTTTACATGGTCCTGCAGATCCTGCTGCTGATCCCCAAGTACCGCCAGATGCTGCGCGAGTGGGAAACCAAGGTATGAGCCTGCGCCACAAGATCGTCGCCGGCGTCCTGCTCCTTTGCAGCGGCACGCTGACTGCCTTCCTGGGCACCTGGGAAGGCAACGGCCAGAACGTTGTGTATACCGACAGGCTCGCTGGCGGACTGCCTACGGTCTGCAAGGGCATCACCAAGCACACCAGCCCGGATCCGGTGGTGGTCGGTGAATACTGGTCGCAAGCACGCTGCGCCGAGGTTGAAAGTCTGGTCATCGCCAAGGGTCAGCTGAGTCTGGCCGACTGCCTGACCAACCAGGCGATCGGGCAGAACACGTTCGACGCCTTGAGCAGTCATGGTCACAACTTCGGCATGCCGGCGACGTGCGCGAGTCGCGCCGTGGGCCTGATCAATGCCGGCCGTATTGCCGACGGCTGCAAAGCACTCGCCTGGTCCTCTGACGGCACGACGCCGGTGTGGGCCTATGTAACCGGTGCTGATGGCCGCAAGACCTTTGTCCGTGGCCTGCATAACCGCCGGCTGGCTGAAATGAGGCTTTGCCTGCAATGACCATCAGCCCGCTGCGTCTTGTCCTGTTTCTGCTGGTGGTCGGTCTGCTGACCTGGTGCGCGTTCGAGTACCAGGGCAACCAGCTCGTCGCCGCCCGCGCTGATCTGGTCGACGCCACTGCAGATCTGCACACCGAGCGAGAGGCTGCGCGCCTGGCCGGCGAGCAGCTCGCAGCGCGGGACCAGCTCGACACCCACCATACCCAGGAACTGAACAGTGCCCGCTCTCAAATCAATGCTCTGCAGCTCGCTGTTGCTGATGGCCGTTACCGGCTGCGCATCAAAGCTATCTGTCCCGCAATGTCCGGTGCCACCGGCGCCACCGGCCTGGCTGATGCAGGCAGCGCCGAACTCGCAGCAGACGCTCGACCTGATTATTTCACCCTCCGAGATCAGCTCGCCTTAAGTCGGCAAATGATCCTCGGCCTGCAGGACTACATCCGCCAGGTCGTGCAACGCACGCCGGCACAACCCTGACCCTTTGCAACTCAACCTTACGGAAACACCGACATGAACGAAGTAAACCGCAGCATCACCCTGGAACGTGGCGACAAGGAGTTCACTTTCAACCTGAGCCCTCAAGTGATCACCAAGTACTTCAATGCCACTACCCAGGCCAACAAGGTCGCCCCGGCCCACAACCTGCTGATGGGCACCGTCAAAGACGAAGACAAGGCCGCGTTGAAAGCGCTGCTTGAAAACCCGATCACCACCATGACCCTTGCCGGCGCGCTGCTGGAAGAGTATTCGCCGGACGTTGAAGTGATCGTAAAAAAGCCCTCGAGCACGCCGAAGGCCTGACCGAGGACGGGCTGGGCCAACTGCTGGTCCTGACCCAACGCTGGCTGCCTGGCGCTGAACCCACGATCGAGAGCATGGGCACCGCCAAGTGGCTTGAAGACGAACACTGGAGACGCATGGAAATTGCCGTCGCCAACGGCATTTCCACTGCCTTTAACGGATAACCCTGATGGCTGACCGTTCCGCCCGCCTGGCTTTCATCCTGAACCTGACCGACAAGGTCAGCGCCCCTCTGGGCAAGGTGAAAACCAGCTTTAGCGACCTTGCCGCCCAGAGTCAGCAGAACATCATTCAGATGGGCGCGGGCCTGGCCGGCATGGTGGGGGCGGGCAAAGCCATCACCGAATCACTTGAACCGGCGCTGGAAGTGAACCGGGCGCTGGGCGACATGCGCGCCGTGGGAACCGCCGAGGACGCGTTGGCGTCGCTGAACCGCAAGGCCCTTGAATTCTCGATCACCTACGCAGCCAGCGCCGCCGAATTCGTGGCGTCGTCACGCGTCATCGATGGGGCAATCAAAGGCCTGGTCGGTGGCCAGCTGGCCGCCATCACCAGTTCCAGCAATCTGCTGGCCAAGGTCACCAAGGCAGATGCGGAAACCACCGGTGCTTACCTGGGTACCATGTACAACCTGTTCAAGACCGAAGCCGACAAAATGGGCAAGGTCGAATGGGTCGAGCAGTTGACCGGGCAAACGGCGCTTGCGGTGAAGCTGTTCCGCACAGACGGGGCCCAGCTCAAGGATGCTTTCAAGGAAGTGGGCGCGATTGCCACCCAGGCGGGCGTGAGCGTGGCCGAGCAGATGGCCGTGATCGGTACGCTGTCCAGCACCATGGAAGGCGGCGACGCCGGCGGGCGCTACAAGGCGTTCTTTGAAAACATAGGCGCAGCCGCGGAGAAAACCGGCCTCACGTTCACCGATGCCGCTGGCAATGCGCTGCCGATGATCCAGATCCTGGACAAGCTGCAGGGCAAGTACGGCGACCTGACCAGCGCCGCCGCCGGTACCAAGCTGATGGACGCTTTCGGCGGTGAAGGGGCCCAGGTGATCGGCGCGCTGGCCAAGGACACCGACCGGCTGCGCAACGGGATCAGCGAGCTGGGCAAGGTCCGAGGACTGGAGAACGCCGAGAAGATGGCCAAGGCGATGGTCGATCCTTGGCAGCAGTTCGGCAAAGCCGTCGAAGCGCTGCGCATCGCGTTCGGCCAGTCGCTGATTCCGACCCTGACGCCGCTGATGGATCGTCTGGTGGGCATCGCCTCGACGCTGACCCGCTGGACGCAACTGTTCCCCAACATCACCCGGATCATCGGCATCACGACGCTGATCGTCTTTGGCTTGATCGCCGCGATGTCGTTGCTGACCTTGGTGGTCGGAGTCAGCAAGATGGTCTGGCTGGGCATGCTTACGGTCTGGAAGCTGCTCAACTGGCAAGGCTTCAAGTCCATTGCCATGTTCCTGTACCACACCGTGCTGGTCGCGGCCTTCGTTGCCGGCCTGATCGTGCTTTACACCTGGATGGGGCTGGTGCGGGTCGGCATGCTGCTGTGGCAGGGCGCGATCTGGCTGGTCAACGCGGCCATGCTGGCCAACCCGGTACTGCTGATCGTCGCCGGCATCGTTCTGCTGGCCGCTGCCGTGGTCGCTGCCGTCGTGTACTGGGACGAGCTGGGCGCCGCATTGATGAACACTACCGCGTTCCAGTGGATCAGTGATCAGTTGAGCACCTTGTCCAACTGGTTCGGTTCGATGGGCGGTTGGTCGGGCATCGCCAAAACAGCGTGGGACAGCATCCTGGCCACGGTGAAGGGCGCGATCAATGGCCTGATCGAGATGGCCAACAAAATCCCCGGTGTGAACATCGAAACCACCTTTGGCGATCTGCCCGAGCCGCCGAAGGTGCCGGATCTGCCAGGTCAGGTGGGTGCTCCGGTGCCGGGTCCTCAGTTGCCGTCAGTAGTGACCACACCGCCAGCGGGCACAGTGCCGGGGCCGAAAGTCGCGTCGGCCGCACCGGTAGCTGCCAGCCAGCCACCCAAGCCGCTGGCCCTGGTGCCGGCTGCCGTCACCCGAGCGGAGCCCGCGCAGGTCGCGACGCCGATGGTGCAGGTCCTGCCGCCGCAGATCCCGGCGCCGAAGGTTCAGGTACAACCGGCCCAGCCCATCAGTCTGCCGCAACCCAACGTGTTGCCGTTCAAACCGCTGCAGATGCCTGCCCCGCAGATCAAGCAGGCCGAGCCGATCATGCTGCCGCCCGCCACCGCTGACCTGGCGTTTTCAATGCCGCCAAAAACCGCATTGCCGACGCGCGTCGAGAAGGTCATCGAGCTGCCCGCCAAGTCGGACAAAGGCATCGAAGCCCGCAAGGCGATCAATGCCAATACGTCGATCAGCCCCACCAAACCACAGGCCGTCCCGAAAGGAGGACTGATGCAAAGCTTCCAGAACCAGAGCAACGCCATGAACCCCAACCAGCGCGCCGGCACCCACGTCGAGACGCTGAACATCAATACTGCCAAACCGATGACCCCGTTGGAGCTGGAAAACATGATGGCCATGGCGGTGGGCGGCTGATGAGCGAATACGTCGATCTGCTCATCATGAACAACGACCTGGTGCTCGATCCGGCCCGCCAGCCCCTGCTGATGACTGACCGCGCCTCGATCGCCCAGGACATCGCGCACCTGATCCGGGAAAGCGGCCTGCTGATCACGCTGGTGGCCGAACGTGACCGGCTGCGTCAACGCGACTGCATTCAGCAAATGGAGCTGCTGGTGGAAGCGGACGAGCGCCTGGTGCCAGGCACCGCGCAGATCGTTCAGAGCAGTCCGGGGCTGTACCTGGTCACCGCCACGACCGTGAAATTCGGCCTGCTGGAGATCACCCTGTGACCGTCGATTTTAAAAAGGCCCTCAGTGATTCCGGCGTGCCTACCACTGATGCGCAGCTCAAGCAGGCCTGGGAAAAGCTGGCCGTCGAGCAGGGCAGCACGCTGAGCAACACCAGCGCTTACAGCCCGTTCTGGCGGATCATCACGGCGCTGGTCACCAAGCCGGTGCTGTGGCTGCTGGAGTTCGTAAGCGGCACGGTGCTGCCGAACTTCTTCGTCAAGACCGCCGGCGCGCAGTGGCTGGATATGCTGGCCTGGGCGGTGAACATCGAGCGCAAGGCCGCCACGGTGGCCACCGGTGAACTGCTGTTCACTCGTGCCAATACCGGTGGCGAGCTGGAAGTGCCGATCGGCACTGTCGTCCAGTCACCGACCCTTAACGGTCATATCTATCAACTGGTGACCACTGAACCGCGCAGCTTTGAAGAGGGCCAGAGTCAGTTGGTGGTGCCGGTCAAGGCCGTGGGTGCCGGCAGCGGCTATAACCTGGCACCCGGTTACTACGCGGTCCTGCCTCAGTCCGTGCCCGGTATCGTGCAGGTGGTGAACAACACCGATTGGCTGCAGACACCTGGTGCAGATTCCGAGCACGACGACCAGCTGCGCCTGCGCGTGCGCAACCAGTTCTCGGCGGTAAACCAGTGGCACACCGACGCGGTGTATCGGGCGATCATCACCGGGTTTCCAGGGGTGGCCGCTGACGGCGTGTACTTTGAACACGGCGCGCCCCGTGGCCCCGGCAGTGCCAATGCTTTTGTGCTGTTCGACGCCGGCGTGCCTGCCGACACCTTCCTCGAGCAGATCAACACCCATATCCGGGATGGCGGCAATCATGGCCACGGCGACGATCTGCTGGCGATGGCCATGCCTGAAACACTGCATGCGATCAGCCTCAATGTCTGGCCGGTGGCCAACCTGACTGTATTGCAGTTGCAGACGCTGCAGGCCGAGATAGGCCTGTTCATTCGCGCCGCATTCCGTGAAAGCACCCAGAGTGACTATGCGCCGACCCGCACGTTTCCTCAGTCGCGGTTCAGTTTCAGCCGCCTGACCGAAGAACTGCACGCCCAGTTTTCGAACATCAGCTCGCTGAAGTTCGCCAACAGCGACATCGTGTCGGCCCTGAACATTCCCCGGATCAGCACCTTGGCGGTGGTCCTGCAATGATCAAGCTCAAGCTGCCGTTCTGGCTCGAGGGACTGGAGCTGACCAAGCTGGTGGCCACCGCCCAGCTCTGGTGGGAACAGGCCACCGAGTGGCTGCGTTGGCCGTACCTGCAGTTCGACGCCGATACCTGCCACCTGTCCATCCTGGAACTGTGGGCCTGGCAGCGCGACGTCACCCGCTTTGCCGCCGAGCCGGAAAGCCTGTTCCGGTTGCGGGTCAAGTACGCCTTTATCAACTCAGTCGACGCCGGCAGCACTGCCGGGCTGAAACGCATCCTGGAGCGCCTTGGCGTCGGCTATGTCGAGATTCAGGAGCGCATGCCTGAACGCGACTGGGACGTCGTGCTGCTCACACTGAGCGATTCCCAACTGTCCGAGAACCCCGACCTGTTGCGCGTGCTGATCCGTCAGTACGGACGCACCTGTCGCCGGTATGACTTCGTAACCATCACCCCGGTGCGACTTGCTGTTGCCCTGGTGGATTTCAATGACGATCAGCAAACGCTGGTCGCCAGCCTTTAGGAGCCCTCATGGCTGCAAGTATCACCATCGCCGGCGAAAAACTGATCGCCCAGAAACAAGCGGCCAACCTGCCGTTGACCGTTGCCCGCTTCGTGCTGGCGAACGTGCCAGGCCTCAACGTTTCCGGCCCGGTCAACCGCGCCGGCGTCAAGCCGCCAGCGGCTCAGATCGTCTACACCGCAAACATCACCCAGCAGGGCTTCGTCAATCCTAACCAGGTGGTGTACAGCCTGCTGATGGGGACCGATATCGGCGACTTCGACTGGAACTGGATCGGCATGGAGACCAGCGACGACGTGCTGCTGTCGGTCGCGTACGTGCCCATCCAGCAAAAGCGCAAGAACATCCTGCCCGACCAGATCGGCAACAACGTCACGCGCAACTTCCTGGTGGTGTTTGACGGTGCCCAGCAGCTGACCGGTATCAAGATCGACGCCAGTACCTGGCAGTTCGATTACACGGCGCGCATGAAGGACATCGATGAGCGCGAGCGCATCAGCAACCGCGACATGTTCGGGCGTGCCTGCTTTTTCGGCGCAGGCCTGCAACTGCAGAAGGTGGGCAATGCCTACCAGCTCAACCCAGGCGTGGCGTATGTCGAAGGCGTACGTCTGCAGCTCGATGCCGTGTTGCCTGTGACCGTGCCGGCAGTGCCGACCAAGGCTTGGCTGGATGTGGTGTTGCAGCGCGAGCTGAGCGACGTCGTGGCCTCATTCAAGGTTGTGTTCGGCCAGGAAGCGAAGGTCGACTACACCGATAGCGCCTCGGCCAGGCACTACCTGGTGCCGCTGGCCGACATCACCGGTACCAGTAGCTTGGTCGACCTGCGCCCGATTGAGGCGATCAACAGCGAGTTGGTGAAGCACTTCGCGGCGCGGGTCGGTGATTATCCGGATCTGCGCGCCCGCGCCACGACCAAAGAAGATGTGGACCTGGGCAATCTGCCCAATGCGATCAGCGACGATCCGAACAGCACCAGCAGTGCCGTGCTGGCCACCACCCGAATGGTCAATGCTGTGCGTGCGGTAATCAATCAAGCGATCGCATCGATCGTCGATGGCTCTACCGTCGTTGGCAGGGCCGCACGCCTGGCCACGGCGCGAGCCATTCGATTCAACGGCGCGGCCAGTGGCATCGGGACCTATGACGGTGCGGGTGATACCGATATCACCCTGACCCTGGCCGATAGCGGCGTTGCGCCGGGTACGTACACAAAAGTAGCCGTCAACGTGAAAGGCCTGGTGACCAGCGGCGGCAATCCCTCGACGCTGGCCGGCTATGGCATCACGGACGCGTACAGCAAGGATGATGCGAACAGCAGCTTTGTGAAGCAAGGCGGCGCGCCTGGCATGCTGAACAACAGAATCAATATCGGCTGGACCGGGGACCGGGTCAAAGTGAGTGTCGACGGTTCCGACGGGGGCAGGATCTGGACCGATACCTCTTTCAACCCCAATGACAAGGCCAACAAAGCCAGCACCCTCAACGGCTACGGTATTGCTGACGCCTACACCGTCACTCAGGTGAACGAGTTGCTGGGTAGACGCCCCTTGGCGGACGCGATCAGCTACGTCGGTTTTGCCAGCGACAACCCACAATTTCCTTATATGCGCCGCGCATCGGACGGCGGTGTGCACTACCTACAGACTCAAATCGGCTACACAACGTTGCAGCAGGGCGGTGGTGCTGGCCAGAAGGCCAACAAGCTGTTCATCGGTTGGTCGGACGTTGGTCTGAAATTGACTGTTGACGCTACGGACATTGGCCGGATCTGGACTGAACAATCTTTCAACCCGAACGATAAAGCCAACAAGTCCACCTCTTTAGCGGGTTACGGCATTGCTGACTGCTATACGGTCACCCAAGTTAATTCGCTCTTAGGTCAGCGTGTGGCAGCGGATTCGATCCAGACCGCAGGTTTCGCCAGTGACAACCCTGAATTCCCTTATTTCCGTCGCACCTCGACAGGTGGCGTTCATTACCTGCAGAACCGCCTCGGGTTTACACCCGTGCAGCAGGGTGGTGGAGCAAACCAAGCCACCAACCAGTTGCGTCTGGGATGGGCAACCAACGGCGCGGGCGTTCGCGCGCAAGTGGATGCCACTGACCTCGGTCTGCTGTGGGGAGAACAGAATTTCTACCGCCCTGACAACAACAACTTTCTGGGGATTGCGCTTGAGGGCACTTCAGTTCGGCTACCTGCGGGTGGTACCTGGTGTTACTCGGTGATGCATTACTACCTGAATGGCAATGGAATATTGGGTAAGAGCGGTCAAGCACCCGGAGGAACGCTCATCCAATTCAGCGGTGGGAACACCATTTATGGTTTCGCTTGGAGATACGCACCATGACCAACACAATATTTGAAGCCCCTGAGGAGGTCCTGCCACCCGTGTATGCGGCTCCCGAAGAGGCGATAGCCTTGGGAGTGACCTTTTCTGATGTTGCCCTCAAAACCGATGGTTCGTTCGTGATAACTGTTGCTGGCAACCGTTGTCACGTTACCCAGGATTACAACCCACCGCTCTATCAGGCCGTCGTCGATTATCTGGATACCGGTGGTTTTTCCACGGAGTACGCCGAGGACATCGTGGTCCAGGCCGATCCTGCGATTCTGGCCAAGCTCTGGGTGGAGCTGCGTCTGAAGGTTTCGGACAACTTGGTATCGCAGTACCGCGATGCACGCGATCTGGGTGGTGAACTGCCGATGACAGCTGAGCAGTTCACCCAGTTGCTGACCTGGCGGCAGGCGGTGCGCGACTGGCCGCAGGTGCCAGGCTATCCAAACGAGGCAACCCAACCTGTCACCCCGGGCTGGATTGAAGCGGTCGTGCTTGATGGCGAATGAATGGGCACCGATCAAACTGCAATGGCCTGAGCAGGCCACACAGTGGATGGACCAGATGGCGGGCGCTCGCGACCTGATCCAGAGCGAAATGGCAGTCACCGGCCAGCGGGTATCGATGCTGGCCGATATCGCCACCACCAGTCCTGGTCTGATTGCAGGGGCCGCGAAGTCGGCTATCAGCACAGGACGCAGCGCGCTGGCCGCGCAGTTCGAGAACGCACCGTCATGCATCGTGGTGACGCCATTTCAGCACGGCGTGGGGCAGGGCAGTGGCGGTCATCAGCATTTTCTGTCTGCGCCGAACCTGCTGCAATTGCTGGCCGACAAGTTGACTGACACCACCGACGCCGTCCGCCCGCAAGGTCAGCAAAGCGCCCTGGTACTGATCTTCCTCGCCACGCGCCTGGACCAGCTGGCTGCCACGCTGGGTCGTTTCAACGTCGTGCTGCCGATGCCCGACCTGGTGCGGGCCGAACGTCGTGCCGAGCACTTGGCCAAGCTCGAGGTGGAAAAGTGGGTCATGCCGATCGCGGGGCAAATGCCGCTTTGGAGCCAGTTGCCGTTGCAGCGCTGCCCCATCACCAAGCTGGCCAGCCAGTCCATGGCCGGCCAACTGGCGATGCTTGAGGGTTATGCTGCCGACAGTTCGCCCATGGCTGACCTTGCAGATCTGCAGGCGCGAAAGAAGGCGCAGGCTCAGGAGCGCGATCAGCAGCTAGCCGATTTGAAGGCCCAGTTCACCAACAGTGCCGACGATGTATCGATACAGTCTCGAATGCTGGGGCCGGGTGACGCTGGCCAGCTGCGCCGCGAACTGCTCGAGGGCGAAGCACCGGGTCATGAATGGCCGCTCTGTGCCGGCGCATTGCTGGTCGGCTCTGCAGAGAGCCTGAGCTTTGTCCAGGAACTGGTGGGCCTATGACGTTGCTACTCAATGGCGAGCAGATTATCGGCCACCGCATGAAGCTGACGGCCAACCTCAAGATCGAGGCGGACGAGCTGGGCGGCCAGACATCGGGTACCGACAAGTCCCACAAGGGTTTCAAGCCCAAGACGCTGACGGTAGCGCTGACGATCCCTTACAAGATGCTCGAGAACCTGCGCACGATCATGCGCCTCGCCGAGGCGACTGCAGGCGGTGGCCAGCTTCAGACCTACCGGATCGTCAACGACACGGCCAAGGCGTTTGGCATCCGGCAGGTGACGTTCTCCGATGGCGTGAGCGCTCGTGAGGACGACACACTGGCCCAGTGGATCGTCCAGTTCACCCTGAGCGAGAAGCTGTCCAACCCGGAGAAGGTCGAGAACCGGCGCGCCGGCAATGGCGTGACGTCTCAGTCAGCGCCTGGCGACGGTGTGGCGGGCAGTGGATCTGGATCGGGCTCAGCCGAAGAGCTGACCGGCTTTGAGGCCGTGCTCAAGAAAGTGGACACCTACCTGGGCGGCACGCCATGAGCATGAAGCTGCACAAGGTGCTGATGATCGGAGGCGTGACCATGCCGCTGATCAACGACGATGTCCGGCTGGACCTGAAAAGTCCAGGCCGGGCCACGTTCACGATCAAGGCAGGTGCTACCGTCAAAGGTTTGGTCACCTTCGATATCGGCTACAACGAGGCGGTTCTACAGCGTCATTTCATTGGCTACGTCGAACGATGCACTGCCACCAACGGTATCGAACAGGTGGTGCTGTGCCGCGAGTTAGCCGCGGTGCTGGCCAACCCATTGCCTATGAACCTGCGTCATGTGGATCTGCGCGCCGTGCTGGCCGATATCGGCGGTAAGACCGGCTTGCGCTTCCGGGTACCGGATCAGGCATACACACGCGTCAAGACGCCGTTTTTCTACAACCTGGCCGCTGGATACCAGGCACTGGACAGCATAGCGCGGGTGTTCGGCATCAAGGATTTCATCTGGCAGCAACAGGGTGACGGCGAGATCTACGCCGGTGCCTGGGCTGACAGCTTCTTCGGCGCTCGATCGCCACTGCAACTGCCGGTCAACCTTTTCGACGGTTACCAAGGCAGCCAGAGCGCAATGATCGCAGCCTTACCAGGCTTGCGACCAGGCGTATTAATCAACCAGGGCGAGCGCATCACAAACGTGACGCTGGCCGGCACACAGATGGCCATCAAATGGACGACGCAATCAAGCGTAGCGTAGAGCGACAATTCCCTGAACTCACTGGCGGCTATCACTTGCCGCGCTTCGCCAAGGTCGTGGCCGTGGCGGATGCGCCGGCCAGCGCCGGACTGTGTGACGACTTCCGACCGCGCTTCTCGGTCGACCTGCAGGTGATGGGGCCGGATGGTGAGATCGATGCAGCGCTGCCGGTACTGGCGGGTGTGCCGCTGCCCATGCCGGTGGGCGGCGATGAAATGGGGTTCTTTGCTTTTCCGGAGGAGGGCACCAGCGTGGTGGTGTGCTTCGCTTATGGCCTACCGCACAAGCCCTATATCCAGACCATCCTACCGCACGGCCTGACACTGCCCAAGGTGCCTAAAGGTGACCAGGTGTGGCAGCACAGTGACGCGGTGCAGCAACGCGTCGACGCGGACGGCAACTGGTTGCGCAAGACCGACGGCAAGATCCAGGACCAGGCTATCGAGCGTGAGGTCGACGCCATGACGAACACCGAGAGCTTCCAGAGCCACACCAGGACAGTGGACGACCATTCGACCGAGTCAGTGGGTGGCGTGAAGAAGATCGAGGCTCTGGGAGCGCTCAAGCTGCTGTCGGGTGGATCTGCGAGCCTGGCGGCAGTGGAAGACTTGCATCAGGCAACCGGGCGCGATCTGAACCTGGTGGTCGGCCAGAAGCACAACGCCACGGTGGGTGGCGACATGCACGAGCGGATTCAGGGCTTGCGTGAGAGCATCATCGATAAGAGCCAGCGTTTGCAGGCTCCTAAAAACTGGGTTGGATCTAGCGGTGTAAATATTTTTCAGGTGCTTTGCGAGACGTTGGATTTGCTCCAAGAAATGAATAGCCAAGTCGCTGTTCACACACATGGTCCCACGCCTGTGCCTAGCAATTATGCGTCCTTCAACAACGGCTCTGTTAGATCGCTAGATCTTAAAATGAAACTAAGAGCGATAACTCTTTAAGTTTTGTCGTGTGAAATTTTTGTTGCAACCCCCTCCCTTTTTGAGTGGGTGGTTGAATATCACTATGTCTAAATAAAAAATAAATTGCTGGACGAGAAGAAAATAAAAGGATAGCTTGCAAATTCTTATAAGTGAATGGAGGCTGTTATGAAAATGATTTCGTTGTTCAATCACAAAGGTGGTGTCAGCAAAACTACTACTACCTTTAATTTAGGGTGGATGTTGGCGGAGCAAGGCTATAAGACATTAATTGTCGACACTGATCCCCAGTGCAACTTGACTGCGTTGGTTCTCGGTTATTCATCGATTGACGATACATCTGATTTTTACAATAAAAACCCTAATTGTGATCTGTACACTTGTATTCTGCCGGTTTTAAATGGCGAAGGTCCTCACATAGATGCCATTCCTGTTAATACTGCCCACCCTAAGCTTTCGCTTTTATGCGGCAATCTTCAGCTTTCTGAGGCAGAAACACAAATAAGTGTCGCACTTACCACTGCGGCAAAGTTGCCAGCGATGAGGAATATACCGGGCGTGCTTGGCGCGTGCATTCGCTCAGCTGCTGTTAAGGAAGGTCTGAAATAGGCNCGTCGGCGAAGGACATCTGTTTCATCTGGGCTCAACCCTTCATTTTTCGGGACTGGCGTATTTCAGCAGATTTGGAAGTCTTTTTCAGAGTTTCCCTAAGCGCGGTAAAAGTGTCTGCGACATTAATTATTCAAGTGATATAAAATCCACTGTAAAAGGCAACCTAGACCGATTTTTTCGTCAGCCCAATGCTCGGTCGGCGGTTCTGATCTTGCACGTCGACGAGAAATACGACTGGATACGCCTCATCAGGTTTGTGGCCCGCGGGAACAACGAGTTCAACGCTGAGACCATTTTTCTAACGGGGAGATATGGGGACGGATATAATGGATTTGGATATAGGTACGAACATCCGGAAGATGAAGGTAACGAGCACAATTTCTTCCATGTGCAACCTATCGTAGTCACCGCAGCCGATGAGGTGATTCCAGGGGCTCCAGAATGGTTATCTCATCGTTTTCCGAGCTTCTACATGCGTGCCGACGATTCATACGAACTTGGTATCTATGCCATCAGTTCTATGTGCAGTTGGCGGGATTTAAAGCGATATCAGTCCATGGCCTACGAGGATTGTTGGCTACTAAAACATTTGATTTCAAAGGGCCAGGAGGCATTGCAAAGAGAAGGTCAAGCGGGAAAATGATAATCTCCGAAGCCCGAAGCAAAATCATGCGCTCGGTGTCCAAGAAGGACACTAAGCCTGAGATCTTTGTCCGCTCGCTATTACATCGCATGGGTTTACGATTCCGGCTTCATCCGAAAAATCTTCCAGGTACTCCTGATATTGTTTTGAGAAAGTATCGTACTGTCATTTTTGTACACGGATGTTTTTGGCACCGACACCTAGGTTGTCGATATGCCAGCACCCCAAAAACTAGGTTAGATTTTTGGCTCCCTAAATTTGAGTCGAATATCCAACGTGACTCAAAAAAAGAAGCCCAACTGCGAGATCTGGGTTGGAGGGTGCTGGTCGTGTGGGAGTGCGAAACTCGTTTGCCGGATCAACTTAAAATACGGCTTGCACACGATCTTCTTGGTTTTGGTTCTGTTGGTAATTCATGA